AATTGGCCTGATTGTAGAATTTATTATTTTTGGTCCGAGATGTCCCCGTTCGTTGACTACAGCGAACTGATCCGCACCTACTCCAAGCAACCACAAGAGGTAAAACTCGCTCGCCTATACGGCATCCCTAGCAAGGCGATGGAGGGGAGATTCCCTAAGTTCAACCGCGAGACTAATGTCGTCCCCCATGAACGAATCCCCTTCATCGCCGACCCTACGGTGCGTGCCACCCGCTACTTTGTATGCGATCCTGGCGGAAGTAAACCTTGGGTGGCGATATGGGCGGGTGTGATGCAGGACGGATCAATCTATGTTTATCGTGAGTTCCCTGATTTAGCGAGTGGCCAATGGGCATTGCCGCATGTTAATGCCGTAGGTAAGAGCGTGGGAAAGCCCGGCCCTGCCCAAAGGCCCCTCGGTTGGGGATATGTAGATTACCGCGATCACTTCGAGGCATTGGAGGAAGGCGAGGATATATTCGAGCGAATCGTTGACCCCCGCATGGGAGCCGCCACCGTCAGGGAGAAGGAGGGCGAGAGTAATATAATTAACACGATGGCGAATCTTGACTTTGTCATGCGACCCGCTCCGGGCGTGGAAGTGGAGGCGGGTATTGCGAAGATCAACGATGCCCTGGCGTGGGATGATACTGAGCCAATGACGGATAAGAACAGACCCAAACTCTTTGTGTCTGACAGGTGCGAGAATCTGATATCCTCGATGCTCGAATATACGGGCAGTTCGAGACAGGAGCATTTTAAAGATTTCGTAGATTGTATCAGGTACCTAATGATTAGCGGAGCCGATCATATTAGTCACAATAGCTTGATGTGTACAGGTGGTGGTGGGTATTAACCTTGCCAAGTCAACTACAAAAGGTTACATTATGCTACGCATATGCAGTCTGCCGCCGATCCCGAACTTTTATATGTCAGTAAAGAGCCTGACATAAATTATCTTGCGGAAACTTATCGCCGTACACAAGCAGACTTAGGCGAGTGGTTAGACCGCAGACAGCGGGATTATGATGTAAGGAACTGCATGTGGTCAGGTAAGTCTGACGATTTCAAGAAGCATTCCAATCTTAGCTCCACAGGAGATGTATTTCCGTGGGATGGAGCGAGTGACCAAGAGATCCGCATGGTGGATAATCAGATCAACAAGTGTGTTGCGATGGTTATGAATGCGGTAAGACAGGCACATATAGTAGCCACTCCTGTTGAATCCGGAGACATTGAGCGTGCTAATGTGATATCGATGTTCCTTCGTTGGTTAATCAATACCAAGATGGAAGAGTTCTACGATCAGTTGGAGCTTGGTCTTAATCACTTCTTTGAGAAAGGGCTTATGTGCCATTATGTGTGGTACGATTCCCAAGACTTAAAACAACAGCAGACTATCCGCCTGGATGAGATAGCACAGGCACTTCCACAGATCGCACAAGCGATTCAGGACGGAAGCATGGATGAGGAATTATCCGCCGCGTTAAAAGACCAATTTAATGTATCCAAGTCGAAAGCGAAAGCTATGCTTCGCGAACTTCGCAAGGAGGGTACAACCACAGTTCCCGTCACCCGCCAAGTCGTAAATCGACCACGCCTCAAAGCCCTTGCCCCTGATGAGGATGTGTTTTGGCCTAACTACACAATTGATCCGCAGGAGGCACCATATGTATTTCATGTGTTACATATGACCCCCGAACAATTGCGTGCAAAGATTGCATCAGAAAGTTGGGATGAGGAGTTTGTGGAAAAAGCGATGGAGTTATCTCAGCATACGCAAAGAGATGATACCTTGTACAATGTCCGTCAAATGGACGAAGTGATCCGCGATGATGATGAGACTATTAGAATAGTGTACTGTTATCAAAGATTGCTCGATGAGGATGATATACCCGGCATCTACTGCACGATCATGCATCCCGATGTGCCTGACCTTTATGCCAAGCATGAGTTGCTAGATTATGCTCATGGCAAGTATCCGTTCGTAATTACCAAGTACGAGCAAACTAGCAAAAGACTTTACTCTTCCCGCTCAATACCTGAACTCGGTGAACCGTTACAACAGGTAATGAAGATTGAGACTGACTCGATGATTGACCGTCAGTCATTGGCAACTTTACCACCTTTGGAACATCCTCTCGGAAGGCCCCCCACAAAATGGGGTCCTGGAGTCCGTGTCCCGTATCGCACACCTGGCGAGATTCGTTGGGCAGACACACCACGCTTTGATGGCGGTAATGTGGAAGTCCGCAGATACATTCAGGAGATGTTCGATAAATACTTTGGAAACTTCGCCCCAGGCGTTGACCAAGTGGAATCGCAGAATAAACAGCAGGCGGTAATTAATAAAGTATTTACGCATCTTAAATATGTGCTTGAGCAAGTATGGACGCTCTATCAGCAGTATGGTCCCGATGCTGAGTTTTTCCGCGTTACCGGTATGCAGGATGTACAGAAGTTCAGCAAAGGAAGACCCGGAGAGAGATTCGATTTTTACTTACAGTTCGATGTGGCGACACAAGATCCAAAGCAAATGCTTGAGCGCGTGAAAGCGATTGCCGAGCTTGCTCCTGCACTCGATAGATCAGGCACGCTTGATACTGAGAAACTTTTACAACTTGCAGTAGGACAGATCATGCCTGGTGCATCCGAGAAAATCATCATACCCAAAGAGACTGCATCTCAGAAAGCGGTTGATGAGGAAAGACAGACAATAGCGGAGTTAGTGGCAGGAGTACCTCCGAATGTCCGTCCACAGGATGCCCATGAAATGAAGATGCAAGTATTTCAACAATGGTTATCACAGCCTGATATTCAACAGAAGGCACAACAAGATCCGGCATTGCAGGAGCGTATTCAGAACTACATGCAACAGCGTCAGATGCAGATCACACAGAAGCAAAATGCTCAGATCGGCAGACTCGGTGCGGCTCCAACGCAATTCGGACAAACCGCTCAGACAGAAGCGGCATAGAAAGGGACATATATTATGCCAATGGTAGGTAAGAAAAAATTCGGTTACGGCACAAAGGGTAAAGCGGCGGCTAAAGCTTATGCGAAGAAGACCGGAAAGAAGATGGTCAAAAAGCGTGGCAAGCGGTAGACCAACTAAAGTAAATTCGCCAAGACGAATCCGCAAAGGCGAGCCAGGGTACGGCAAGAAGAAGTTTGTAGTCTTAGCATCTGAGGGCGGTAAGAAAAAAACCATCCGTTTCGGAGATGCTAATCTTAGTATTAAGAAAAATAACCCTGCTCGTAAAAAGAGTTATTGTGCAAGGAGTGGTGGCATCAAAGGGAAGAGTACTAAATTAAGTGCTAATTATTGGTCACGAAAAATGTGGAACTGCTAGATGCCTGCGAAGAAAAAGACGAAGTCCCGCGTGAACGAGGCGGGCAACTACACAAAGCCCACCATGCGTAAGAGGTTATTTGAGAAGATCAAGCGTGGATCAAAGGGCGGTAGAGCGGGCCAATGGTCAGCGCGCAAAGCACAAATGCTCGCAAAAGAATACAAGGCGAAAGGCGGAGGATACCGCTAATGCCACTCAGGAAGTCACAGAAGTCCCTCAAGCGATGGACAAAACAGAAGTGGCGCACCGCATCAGGTAAGAAGTCATCCGAGACAGGCGAGGTCTATGCACCCGCCAAAACAATTAAGAAGCTAAAAAGCTCAAAAGCGGGTAGAGCAAAACTTGCGGCGGCAAACAAAAAGAAGAGAGCCGCAACTAGCAAAGGTAAGCAATACGCCAAGCACGGTCTGCACAAAGGTAAGAAGAGATGAGAAGATGTCTCATTTGCAGAAGGAAATCTATTGGATCGTACTGCTCACGATGTTCTTCATCGAGCGAGATGTGATCCTGGACACGATGTTTGTAGTCCTGAATCTGATTTACGAAAACTTTAAATGAGCAAAACAAATCACGAACTCAACCATGAAGACACGATTAGAGCGCTGTCCGCTCTCAAGAACGACCCTAACTTCAGACAATATATTGCAATGCGTGAAAGTATGCGTGAAGAAACTATCCGGGCGTTGCAGACTCCGGAGATCATTGCAGACACAAACAGACACTTTTACATCACGGGAAAACTCGAAGCGATAGACGAGGAGTTGGATACATTTTACAAACTTTAGCTCATCCCAAGGAGTGACTTGCCCTCTGCGTCTAGGGGTGGCGCAGGGGGTTTTTTATTGCCATTGTCAAGACAATATACTACATTTTGCTACACTAGGCTACAGCCTTGAATAACTATGGAAACATTAACCGAAGAGGTTATCTCGGAGTCCTCTGAAAATTCCGTGAACACACAAACGCCCGTGGATGGCAATGTATCAATGGCAGAGTTTGCTGATCAATTATTGAGAAACAAACAAACCCAAGATGCGGAACCTGAAGCAAGCACCGAGGAGACGGACGAACCCGCTGAAGAAACTGCGGAGCCTACGGAAGTCGCTGAGGATACACAGTCTGCTGAAGATGTGGAAACGGAGGATGATTCATCGCCGCCCCCACAACCTTCGGAAAATGTTCTTTTACAAAAATACGGAATCGACCTGGACAACTTGTCCGAAGAGGAAAGTCGCGAACTCGCAAAATCGCTGAACGCATCTGCGGTTAAACGGTTTGGTAGACTTACCGCTCAGAAGAAAGCACTACTTGCGGAAAACGCTGAACTGCAAGCGCAAGCGGAGCAGGCACAGCAAACGCAAACTAGCGAAACTCCTGAGTTCCTCAAAGACAATGCTCTGCACAATGTTGCTGATGAGCAGGCACTCATAAAGGAAGTCGAGAATCTAAACACTCTTGTCGAGTGGGCAGAGGATGGGATGGAAAACGAGACCCAATATGACGATGACGGAAATGAGTATGTTCTAAAGGATGGTGACAAAACTTACACCAAAGCCGATTTGCGGAGAATACGATCCAATGCGAAGAAGATAATTCGCAAGGATGCCCCCGCAAGACAGGCATGGATTAAGGAGCGTCAGGCATCTGATCAGCAAGCGATCCAAACCTTCCAATTCTTAGGAGAACCGGAGAGCGATGACTACAAGTTATTCATGCAGGTGAAGGGTAACAAGATGTACAAACCATTGGTCGATCATTTACCAAACTCTAACTTCGCCCTGGCACTCATGGTGGAGGGATTGAATGCGGTAAAGGCGAGACAGGAGCAGGCGGCAAAACCGCCACCCAAACCCAAAGCACCCGTGGCATCCACGGAAGCAGGAACGGCAAGGGCAAAGACTCCTCAATCAAGCAAGCTGAAGGCTGTGGAAGCGGCGAAGAAGAAATACGAAGCTTCCGGGTCAATGGCAGACTATCAACAATATTTAAAACTTAGAAAATCTTAGGAGGAAAATAAAAATGGCTAAAGCCGCTTCTTATAACACCGCCGGGAACCGCGAGGACTTAACGGATGTCCTCACAATTTTGGAGCCCGAATCTACGCCATTCGTAAGTATGGCAAAAAAAGCCGCCGCATCAGGCACATTCTTTGAAGTACAAGTCGATGACTTGGCTGTTGCTTCATTCGATGGTGTCAATGAAGGCGAAGATGTTACTAGCTTTGACAACAAAGCCGCTAACCGCGCTCGCATTGGAAACTATGTGCAGAAGTTCCGCAGATCATACGCTGTATCCGACATACAAGAGTTGGTAGACACAGCCGGAGTTGCATCCGAGTTTGCAAATTCCGAGGCTAAAGCAGTTCGCGAAATCAAGCGCGACATGGAAGCCGCTGTATGTTCAGCACAGGATCGTCAAGCAGACTCCGGAGCAGGATCACCATACAAAACCCGTGGAATGTTTAAGTTCCTTGGTCTTGGTGGTCAACCATCCGACATACCTGCCGCTTTCCAAAATGTTGCTAACGACACAACCGGAACGCAAACCGAGACAACCTTCAATAGCGTTCTTCAGGAACTCTACGAAGCCAACGGAATGCCAGGCGGACAACTCACCTTGATCGCAGGTCCAACTCTTAAGAAAGAGATTAGCGACTTTGCCCGTCAGGAAGGCACCGCAACTGCATTATCCTTCCAAGTTACTCAGCCTGCTGAGAGCAAGAAGATCACCTTGTCTGTAAATTTCTACGAAGGTGACTTTGGTAATGTTGCAATCGTACCTAGCACGCTTTTAAATCGTACAAGT